CCAGTCCCCCCTTTAACCCGGCGACCCGATAGCGCAAACCGGCTCCAATTTTTTAGCGTGGCCTTTTTGTCATCTTTTAGCGTGGCCTTTTTGTCACGTGATCCCGTGCCGGTCACGCCAGACGCGCCAAGTAATCGCTTGCAACTGGTACGGCATGAGGCCGACACGCCGCGCCGCCTCTTCGTATGCCGCTTGAAGTGCGCGGTATTCACGGACGCCGATATTCGTACGATCGTCAGTCAAGCCGACGCGCTCACCGTATGCAATATTGCGGGCGTGGCCGTCGATAGTCACGTTAAATTCGCCCATGATGTCCATAAAAAAGGACGTGATCTTTTGGCCTTTTAGCATCGCCTTCGCCCCGTCGTAGTCCGGACGCGCCGCCAAGATGTCCCAAGCCTTGCGTTTCATCGCGTGATAGGTCGAGACCTTCACGGAATCGACGCCGTCGCCCCGCAAGAATGCACCAATCAGCATATCAGCGTTGGTAACATTGCGTGACCATTTGTTGTTCGGGGAAAGCGCAGAGATAACAGCCACCACAGTATAAACAGCGATGCCATACTTTACCGCGATATCGTGCGCCGCCTTTTGTGCGTTTTCGTACCAGACAAGCCCCTCATTATACTGGACGCAGTCAGCGTCGCGATACACGCTAATGATATTGTGAATCATGCACTGATGATCGAATAGTGTAGCTTGTTTTTTCATGTCGTTGTGTCCTTTCGTTAGAAAACGATGGGGACACGTTACGGACGATATCCGCTGTGGTCAAGCGGTTTTATTTTGCGACCCTGTTCCCGGAGCCAGCACGACGGACAGCGGAGCCGACCCCCTTCCTTGGTCATGGCGGGTTCGCCGCAGTTATCGCAGAGGTGTTCGCGGGAAAGCGTGGTCGGTTTGTCACGTCCGGATTTTGTCAGCGTTTGGCGTGGCTGATTTGTCTTCTTTTTGCGAAAAAGATTTGTCAGAATTTTGGGAGCCATGATTCACCGTTGTGTAGCATGTTTGTCAGGCGGCGGGCCTCATTGCGTTGCGCGTTTGTCACCGGTTCGCCATTCCAGTCAGCGTTATCAATTTGTCTTCTTAGCGTGGCCAGTTTGTCAGCCACGCTTTCGAGGTTCGGATCGTTCTCCGGATCAACCCACATCGTCAGGCTCTCCCGGTTCGGCGTGGTCGTATTGCCATTTCAGTTGGAGTTCGTCGTACAATTCGATAACCGTTTCGCCGTGTTTGTCAACGAATTCTTGGCGCGTCATGTACGAGGCGTCCTCTTCCATCTCAATCAACCAGTCACTCACTTTTCCCATCTCGTGTCCCTACCTTTGTCTCGTAGTGTTCAACATCAGCAACAACCTGATCGATCTTTGTGTATATTTGATCTAGGTCGCTGTCCATCAGGTCTATATCTTCTAGGGCATGTTTCGCCTGTGTCAAGAAGGCACGGATGATTGTGGTTTGTGTTAGCTTTGCACGGTACCTTTCCCCGCTGCCGTAACACACGTCACATTCAATCCACACTTCTTCGAGGTCACCACCCCGGATGGGATCAGGGACAGCGCGTGTCCCCTCAACCTTTGCGTGGCCACCACACTTCCAGCACCAGCACCGTTCGACGGTATTGTCAGTCATCGCCCGGCTCCGAAACATCCTCAGAGAATACCCAGTCACAATAATACTGACGATTACCCTTGTAATCTAGGTCAGGGGAAAAGTTAAACGTCTCGTGCAAGAGATGAACGATGCGTCCCATCTTGTCCAAGTCTGACAGATGCAAGTCGTGGCATTCTTCTGCAAACGAAAGCATCGTCTTCAGGTGGTTGTGTGCCGTCAAGAGTTCGCGGCGTTGTTCAACTGTGATTTCCATGTGCCAATCTCCATTGCTGGCGTTTCGATCCTTTTATCGATACAGATAACAAAACAGTGCGTCAAGCAAAAAAAAAGAGGGGCCAGTCCGAAGACCAGCCCCACTCAAAGTTTTTTAGCAACACGGCATAGGAGAAAACCATGTCCCCTATGAGATGTGTTTCTGGTTGTTAACCTTCTTCAGGAACGTCGCCAGAATCAACGCAACTTGTACCCGGCCCAAAACGGTAGGTATCAGCGGTCACGAGGACACCTCATAGGGTATGCAAAGCTTTAGCACGGACGTTTTGTATTTGTCAAGCCATATCGAACACTCTGTGTAATTTTTTCCAACATACAGGGCGACCCATCGCGGGTAATCGACACAGTGCTTTGATTTGACAGCGTCTCGGTTTGTCTCTCCGATCCGGACGGATGAAACCGGAGCGATGACTTCGTGCCGGTTATCTTTCGATACGACGTACGGTACAAGGTCATTACCCTTGCGATCCTTGAACAGCTTGAGTTTCCTCATCTAAAATCTCCAAGTAGATATCGATGGCGTCTCGTATCAAGTCAGCAACCGCTACCTGTTCCAAGCTTCTTTTCTGCATGGATTCAGAATAAGTTGCCAGCCTGTCGTATTGAGATTTCGTCATCAACAAGTTGTAGGTTTTTGTCGGTTCGTCAATCTTTGGCGGTCTTGGCATCCCGTACCTCTTTTGTCATTCGTTTGTTTTCTTTTGTCCGTCTCTTATCCGGAACAACCCTTTTACCCAGTTTAGGTAACTGTTTAGCTATAGGGTTTATTCTATTGATTTTATTCATAACAGGTAAACCTATAGGGGTATAGTGTAACTGGATAGTAATCTGTAGCCTCGAACCTGTCAAGCGATTTTTTTATCTTGACCGAGTTTCCAATATGCTGTATTTCCGAACTCATGACTGACTGGATCAAAGACTTCGTTGAAGATTTACCAATCGGCGGCTCCGGAAGCTTGCGGATGGATTGCCCTGCCTGTTCACACAAAAACACGTTCAGCGTGTCCGAGGTGAATGGCGAACGCCTGTGGTACTGCTTCCACGCCGACTGCGATGTGAAGGGCCGCACCGGATTCCGCATCCGGAAAGACACCCCATACCATCCGCTGCTGGCCAAGGTCAAGCCCGCGAACCCAAAACCGGACACTTATGAGGGAAGCTTCGAGTTGCCGGACACGTTCGTATCGTTGTCCCGCGAACCCGATGCCGAATCCTATGTGCGGCGGGTCAATGCTTACGAGGCGTATCGCAACGGCTTGGCAGACATCCGGTACGACTTCCGGTCGCGGCGGGTTGTCTATCTAGTTCGTCACAACAACCGGATCGTCGATGCGGCGGGCCGGGCCTTGGACAAAAACGTCAAACCAAAATGGTGGAGATATGGAAAGTCAGGTCATCCTTTCGTTTGCGGCAGCGGACGTATCGGTGTTCTTCTGGAAGATTGTGCTAGTGCTTGCAGTGTTTCTGATATTCTTTCGGGCATAGCCTTGCTCGGAACCAGTCTTGTAGACTCGTACATACCGACGCTGCGAACCTATGATCGTCTCATCGTGGCTCTTGACAAGGACGCCACAAAGAAGGCATTAGGGTTGGTTCGCAGGTTACAGGCCATCCGGCCTACCAGCTTAGTTATCTTAGATAAAGATGTGAAGGAAATGACAACCGATGAGCGAAAACGCACTTTCGACAAGTATATCACTTGAGAACCAAGTTCTTGGGTATATCCTAAACAAAGATTTCTACGACCGCGTCAAGAACATTGTCACTCGCGACATGTTCGAGGGACGCATGGTCACGATCTTCGACAGCATATCGTATAGTCACAAGCAATACGCTGTGGACTTGCACCCGCGTCAGTTAGCAGCAGTGGTTGCTGACCGTAATCCGGCGATGCCGTCGTCAGCTATGCAGGAAATCTATCAAATAATTGACACCCTGCCGGATCAGATTTCTGACACCGCCGAGCTTGAATACGATGTGGTGAAGAATTTCTGGGTTCGCGACCGTGCGCGACAGATTGGTGAAAAGGCGATTGCCATCTTCACTGGTGAGTCCGAACACTTTGGCGAACTCAAGACCCTGATCGACATGGTCGAGGACGGACGCATGTCCGACAAGACGACCTACACGGAAGTAACACGCGGACTTTCTGATTTGTTTTCGCAGGAAACCGCCGAGCCGGACTTCCCATTCGACTGGGACATACTTGCCAACCGGTTGCCGGGAATGGATCGTGGCGGCTTGGGCATCATCTTTGCGCGTCCCGAGACAGGCAAGACGACCTTCTGTTCATTCCTTGCAGCCAAATATATCAAGCAAAAACAAAAGGTTGTATACTGGGCGAACGAAGAAGAAGCTGCTAAGATCAAAAGGCGTATCCTACAGTCTTACTTTGAAATGACGACAGATGAATTACGCTCCTCGTCTACCGAGTTCGATGCCCGCTATCTTGAGGAGATCGATCCGTACCTGACCGTGATGGATGCGGTCGGCATGTCGATGGACGAACTCAACGAGTACGCGCAGTTGAACGAGCCGGACGTGATGTTCTGTGATCAGCTTGACAAGTTTCGGGTCGAGGGCACCTTTAGCCGTGGTGACGAACGTCTCAAGGAAACGTACGTGCTTGCTCGTGAGGTTGCCAAGCGGAACAAACTGCTGGTGTGGGCCGTCAGCCAAGCGTCGTACGATGGACACGACCGTCAATTTATTGACTATTCGATGATGGACAACTCGAAGACTGGTAAGGCTGGCGAGGCTGATGTTATCATTGGTATCGGTAAGACTGGCACGTCTGAGGAAGAGAACACGGTGCGGCACATCTGCATCTCCAAGAACAAGGTCAATGGCTGGCACGGCATGGAGACCTGCCACATTGATGTGCATCGGGGGGTATACTACTAATGAACGTCTTGACCTTTGACATCGAAACCACGCATCGCGAGAAGGCGAACGGATCGTCCACACCTCTGCCGTACTTCGGCAACTCGCTCGTGTCGATTGGCTACAAATGGCTCAACAGCACCATTGATTACGACTGCTACTACCACTCCACCGAGCCACCTACAGAGGGAGCGTTTGATAAGTTCCAAGCTGCCCTCAATCACGCTGACGTTATCGTTGGACAAAACATCAAGTTCGATCTATCTTGGATTCGCGATTGTGGATTCACATACGAGGGACATATCTATGACACGATGGTTGCGGAATATATACTGGCGCGGGCGCGTCGTTGGCCTTTGGGACTTGCTGCTCTTGCAGAGAAGTATAGTGGAGTGCAAAAGGAAGCAGACCTTGTCGCGCCGTATTTCAAGGAAGGTAAGACGTTTTATGACATTCCTTGGGATATAATTGAAACATATGGCAAGGCTGATGTCCTTGCAACCGAGCAAGTAGCACTTGCACAACTCGAAGCCTTTGGCACCACATTTGAGGAACTATTCAATGAAGAATCAAGCACTCTTGCCCACTTTGCGTCTGTCGCTTGAAGTCACAGACGTTCTTGCGGACATCGAACGCAACGGCATCAAGATCAACCGGACAACCCTTGCCGACATCCGCAAGGAGTACGAGGACGAATTGTTTACCTTGGAGCGTCGTTTGCAGGAACTTGCCGCGAACGCGATGGGAGACACACCAGTCAACCTCGACAGTCCAGACGACCGCTCCCGCCTGTTTTACTCTTGTGCGATCAAGGACAAGAAGCGGTGGGCTGCTATCTTCAATCTTGGCCACGAGGTTCGCGGCGCAACCAAGAAGCCCAAGCAGCGAACCCGCATGGCAAAGGGTGAGTTCAAGCGGCACATCCTCAACGAGACCACAGTCCTTTACAAGACCATAGGCGAACAGTGCCCTGATTGCTCTGGTAAGGGCCGCTACACCCCGCCACGCAAGGATGGTACCCCCGGTAAGGCTGTGCGTATTTGCAAGACCTGCGGCGGCTCTGGCGTCCGCTATCACAGCACCGGAGAGGTTGCCGGGTTCAAGCTGGTTCCCCGCGACACGTTTGACACGGCTGCGGGTGGTTTCAAGACTGACAAGGTGACTCTCGAAGAAATGATGACGGACCTGCGGGGTGACGCTCGTGAGTTTGCCGAGGCGTACGTCCGGTATTCTGCCGTGCGAACCTATCTGCGATCTTTTGTCGAGGGCATGGAAAACAACATGGACCCGAATGGCTTCATCCACACAGAATATATGCAGTGTGTGACAGCCACCGGTCGCCTGTCATCACGCAACCCGAACTTCCAGAACATGCCGCGCGGCTCGACCTTCATAATCCGTCGTGCTGTCGAAAGCCGGTTCGAGGGTGGTTCGATCCTTGAGGGTGACTACGCACAGCTAGAGTTTCGGGTTGCCGGGTTCCTTGCAAAGGACGAGGGCATCCGCAATGATGTCGAGGCTGGCACCGACGTTCACAACTACACAGCCAGCATCATTGGCTGTACCCGACAAGAAGCCAAGGCACACACCTTCAAGCCCCTGTACGGCGGCGTGAGCGGCACCGAAGACCAGAAGCGGTACTACCGTGCCTTCAAGCAAAAATACAGCGGTGTGAGCGACTGGCACGAACTCCTGCAGCGGGATGCCGTAACCAAGAGTCACATCAAGCTTCCGTCTGGGCGGCAGTATTGTTTCCCGGGAACCCGCTGGACCGAGTGGGGTACCGCCACGAACCGGACAGCAATATGCAATTATCCGGTACAGGGTTTCGCCACCGCAGACCTTCTGCCCCTATCTCTTGTGATGCTACATAATCTGTTGAAAGACAGTGGGTTACAGTCTGTGATCTGCAACACGGTACACGACTCTATTGTTATGGACGTGTTCCCGGGAGAAGAGAAGCAGTGCATTGAGATCATGGCAAAAAGTATGTTGGCCATACCGCAGGAGACCGAACGGCGTTACGGCATCCGTTATGATATGCCTGTCGGAATAGAATTAAAAATGGGAAAAAACTGGCTTGACTTGGAAGAAGTCCTGACAGTATAATACCCCTACCTTCAACACCCAACTGTGAGGATAACATGGGTAACGAACTTTCTGTAATGAACGACGAACTGAATAACTTTGTAACGGCATTCGATGCGGGCGACGAAGAAGCCCTTATGAAGATGTCTGGTCAAGCCGACGTGGATTCCACTCCACGTGTGGGCTTGCCCCGCCTGACTATCAACTACGAAGCAGAGACCGACGAAGGTCTACCGCTCAAGCGTGGCTCTTGGCGTATCTGGAACGGCTCAGGACTTTCCTATGCCGATACGGTGCATATCCGCCCTCTGATGCGGACCTACGAATGGTCTGTGTGGGATCAGGAAGAGCAAAAGTTTTCCTGCAAGTCTGTGCAACGTACCAGCCTGTCTGGTGAGTTTCCGGATTCCGCTGGCGGAAATAAGTGTGGTCGTCTGACCCGCGCCGAAGAAGATCAGCTTGCCTCGGATGATCCGCGTGTGATCCTGAGCAAGTCTGTAAGCTGTAATCAGGTGATCTACGGCATCATCGACGCACCTGACGCAACTACTGCGGACGGTTCTCCATCGCCCTTGGAGTCGGTGCCGTTCATGGCGTACTTCAAGCGGTCGGGCTTCCGTCCGGTTCGTGAGTTCATCGACACCCAGCTTACTCGTCGGAAAATCTTGATGCAGAAGGCTGTGATCGAACTCGCTACCGAGAAGCAGAAGAACGGCGGCGTGATCTACTGGACCCCGAAGCTGTCCTTGGTCAAGGAAGTGTCCATTACGGATACTGACAAGGAACTGATCAAGCAGTTTGCGGAGACCGTGAAGGGCCACAACGACTCGGTGATGTCCGAATACAAGGACGCCGTGAAGATGGCCGCTAGCGACGATGACATCGATCTTGCACAGCGTTTCGCAAGCTGATGCTTCATCTCTTGGAAGTTCAGGACTTCCTGCAAAAGGCGGGGCGAGGGGAGATAGACTCCTCTCGTCTCGACGACCTCATCGAGGCTTTTGGGGAAGACTGTAAGGCAGCGATACGCAAGCAGTTCAGCCGGAGATCGGGTTACCGAATCCGGATGTCTGGCATCGGGCGTCCCCTGTGCCAGCAACAGCTAGAGAAGCAGGGACACAAGCAAGATGTCGCTTACAATGATCTGGTACGTTTTCTTATTGGTGATCTGGTAGAGGCTGCAGCAGTCTTGATTATGAAGGGTGCTGGTATTAAGGTCGAACAGGAACAGAGCCAATGTTCCCTCGAACTCGATGGGCAAACCGTCAACGGAACTTTGGATGTCATCATCGATGAAAAGGTGTGGGACATCAAGTCCACAAGTCCGTGGTCATTTGAAAACAAGTTCTCGGGACGTGGTGGCTACGACGCGATCAAGGAAGACGATCCGTTTGGTTACATCATGCAGGGGTTCCTGTATTCGGAGTCCAAGGGGCTGCCCTTCGGTGGCTGGATTGCCATCAACAAGTCGAGCGGTGAGTGGGACTTTGTAGAGGCACCGGACGATCAAGAAGAGGATCGCAAGGCATATCTCGAAGAAGCTGCCGAGCGTGTTCATGCTCTCGTCAACGACGCCAAGTTCAAGGTGCCGTTCACATCTGTACCGGAAGTGTATACTCTCAAGGGCGAAAAGATTGAGACAGGCAACCGGCTCATGCCGAAGACCTGCACCTTTTGCTCGTTCAAGGAACACTGCTGGAAGAGTGCAGAGTACCACCCGAAGATTACCTCGAAGGCCAAGAACCCGCCGATGACGTGGTACACAAAGCTGGTGAAGAAGGAGCTATGATATGCCTATCTTGTACACCAGCGGGTACGAACTCAAGTTGCTGGGCCTGAACCCACAGCTTCGGCACCTATACATCGACAGTCACGAAAGCAAAGGCGGCGAACCTGCATTAGTCAAGGTACGAAACCTTGAGGGTTCGCTGCCTTTAACTTTGCGTAACAATTACTCCGAGTCCGGCTACCTCATTTCTGAGACAGAGGCGCGGGACATCGTTCGCATCGAAGAAGAGTTTCAGAAAATAAATCAACATTTAAGGATGGGCACAACCATATGTATACCGACGATCCCATTAAACGAGGAACTATCACGTTTAAGAAAGTTTACCCCAAAAGTAGAACAGTATCTGCTAAAGCGGCTAAACTTAATCAAGGGGGCGTTTCCGCTTCAAGGCTGATGAGAAAAATACGTTTCAGATCACAGTTCGAATCCAACGTCGCCCGCAAACTTGTGGAGCGGGGCATCCCGTTTGAGTACGAAAAGGAGCGGATTGTATACATCCCCAAGCCGCGAACCTACACGCCGGACTTTTACTTTCCGGAAACGAACGTGTACGTCGAAACCAAGGGTCATCTCGACAAAGGTGACAGGGTGAAGATGCTTCTAGTCAAGGAGCAAAACCCTGACATGGACATCCGTTTTGTGTTCGTCCGTGCCTCGAACAAGATTTACAAAGGTTCCAAGACCACGTACGGTGATTGGGCAACCAAGCACGGCTTTCAGTGGGCCGAGGGGTCGATACCAGAGGAGTGGTGTACGAATGGATGACAGCGAAATTCAAGGCACCTTGGAACGTGCAAGTCTTCTCAAGGACAGGTGGTACTTGATCTTTAGGCAAGGTGACGACGACGATCATGTGATGATGACGGCTTACGACACCACAGATGAGAACGAGGAAGACGAATACATTCCCGCTGGTACGGTGATCCTGTCCGGACTCGTCGAACTCATGGAGTCGGACTTCGACCGCGTTATGCAAGCGGGTCTGGCACGGCTACAGTTCGAAGCCGTAAAGGAAGCTATGATCGAGGAAACGGACAACTCACCCGATGTCACCCACGATCCAGATACCAACATCGTCAAGATAAATTTTGGAAAGACGCAATGATCAAAGACAACTGGACACTCAACAACTATCAGATGCAAGCGAAAAAGTTTGCCATCTATCCGGAACATATGAGGGTCACGTATCCTACCCTCGGACTTGCAGGTGAAGCCGGTGAGGTTGCTGACAAGGTAAAGAAGATTTACCGTGATGACCGGACTGATGCGCGGTTTCTTGCAGAGATCGCCAAAGAGATTGGCGACGTGATGTGGTACTGTGCTGCTCTTGCAAACGACTTGGGGTTCGACTTACAACAAGTTGCGGAAATGAACATTTACAAGTTGAAGTCTCGTAAAGCTGCGGGTAAGATTAGCGGCAGTGGAGATGATCGATGAGACACGAGGCGTACATGAAAAAGAAGTTTGAAGAGTTGAGTACGGATGAAGAGAAGCTGCTCGACACCTTTTACGCGGATCGATCCGATATGGTCAATTCGCCGCCGCACTACAATCAGGCAGGTATTGAGTGCATCGACGCTATCGAAGCCGCAACGAGTGACGGCTACGAATATTACCTGCAAGGAAACATCATAAAATACCTCTGGCGCTATCGTTACAAGAATGGCGTTGAAGACCTGAAAAAGGCACAGTGGTATCTTGGCAAGCTCATTGAGGAGACAACTAATGAATAATATGCTACCAACACCATACCAACAGTTTATCCACAAGTCGCGATACGCTCGTTGGATCGACGACGAACAACGCAGGGAGAACTGGGATGAAACAGTATCTAGGTATGTTTCTTTTATGGGTGGCCATGTGCGTGATAACCACGGGTATAAGCTTTCTGATTCACTAACACGTGAGATCACAGATGGCATCATGTCTCTAGAGGTTATGCCGTCGATGCGGGCGATGATGACATCTGGACCCGCCCTAGCCCGTGACAACATCTGTGGCTACAACTGTTCGTACATTCCGGTGGACAACCCTCGTTCGTTCGATGAGTGCATGTATATCTTGATGTGTGGCACGGGTGTGGGCTTCTCTGTGGAGCGTGAGAACGTGGACAAACTTCCGGTGGTCAGTGATGCGATGCACGATTCCGACACTGTGATCAGGGTTGGCGACTCCAAGCCCGGATGGGCCAAGTCGTTGCGTGAATTGATCGGACTTCTTTACGTTGGACAAATTCCAAAGTGGGACTTGTCGGGCGTACGTGCATCTGGTGAGCGCCTCAAGACTATGGGTGGCCGTGCGTCCGGTCCCGGCCCACTCGACGATCTGTTTAAGTTTACCGTTGCCCTGTTCAAGAAGGCACAGGGTCGCAAGCTCTTTCCTATCGAGTGTCACGACTTGATGTGCAAGATTGGTGAGATCGTTGTCGTTGGCGGCGTACGTCGCTCTGCCCTGATCTCTCTGTCGAACCTCAACGATGATCAGATGGCACACGCCAAGTCAGGCATGTGGTGGGAACATGAGGGTCAACGTGCCCTTGCCAACAACTCGGTTGCGTACAAAGGCAAGCCAGAGATGGGTACGTTTATGCGTGAGTGGCTTGCCCTCTACGACTCCAAGTCAGGTGAGCGGGGCATCTTCAACCGTGAGGCTGCTGACGTACAGGTTGCTCGGAACGAACGCCGCGAGGTTGGCCACATGTGGGGTACGAACCCGTGCAGTGAGATCATTCTGCGTCCGTATCAGTTTTGTAACCTGTCAGAGGTTGTCGTACGCGAATCCGATACCCTAGACTCGTTGAAGCGCAAGGTACGCCTCGCAACTATCTTGGGTACCCTGCAGTCTACGCTCACCGACTTCAAATACTTGAGGAAAGTATGGAAGACAAACACAGAAGAAGAACGCTTGTTGGGCGTATCCTTGACTGGTATCATGGATCATCCGATTTTGTCAAAGACCGTCGATTCCCCTCGTTGGCTCGAAGAAATGAAGCGAGTCGCCGTCGAGACGAACGAGGAGTACGCAAAGAAGCTTGGTATTCCACAGTCGGCTGCCATCACCTGTGTAAAGCCGTCGGGTACTGTGTCGCAACTGGTGGACGCTGCAAGCGGCATTCACGCTAGACACAACGACTACTACATTCGTACCGTTCGCGGGGACAACAAAGACCCCCTGACGCAGTTCCTCAAGGATCGTGGCGTACACAGCGAGGCGTGTGTGATGAAGCCGGACTCGACCACAGTCTTTTCGTTCGCTATGAAGTCTCCGGGCAATGCCGTGACCCGTACGCAGATGACGGCTATCGAACAGCTAGAGTTATGGAAGACGTACGCAATCAACTGGTGCGAACACAAGCCGTCCGTTACCATCACGGTAAAGGAAGACGAGTGGATGGAAGTGGGTTCGTGGGTGTACGAGAACTTTGACGTTGCGTCGGGCGTATCGTTCCTGCCTCACTCAGATCACACATACCAACAGGCTCCGTATCAGGACATCGAAGCGGATGACTACGCTGAGTGGCAACTGGCATACGGTGGCTTGCAGATTGACTGGCAAGCCCTGTCGGAGTACGAGCGTGAGGACAACACGTCCGGCTCACGGGAGCTAGCGTGTACGGCTGGCGTGTGCGAAGTGGTAGACCTCAATGCGGCTTGAAGTCATAGAGTACGTTGAACTCAAGGACGGCGGTGCAGTCGTCACCTTCGAGATGGACGAGGACACACGTGCCGGTCTGATTTCAGAGGCTCTGCATCGCAGACTCATCGAAGGCTTGGAAAGGATGCCGGATGCCCAAGAAGAAGACTGAGTTGTTACGTCCGGTGTGGAAGCAGGGTGATGGGTGGGTTCAGTACGACCCGCCCCGCAACCATCCGGGATACGAGGAATGGTTCAAAGTTTTGGAGAAGCACTTTGCAGCTAGAACTGTTTCAGAGCAGTGATACAGACTACAAGGGAAAGGAAGGAAAGGTCTGCAACAAGTGTAAGCAGTTCCTTCCTCTTTCTGCTTTTTCTTATCATTCCGCTTCAAATTACTTGCGTCCTGAGTGCAAGTCGTGTAACAATAAGCTTAGTAAGGTAAGACAAGAAATACGCGACAGGGTTGGTGATCCACCGGAAGATTATATCTGCCCCATCTGTCTGGGAAAACAGCAGGATGTGTCAGGAAAAGGAAATAGCAGGAACAATTCGTGGGTTGTAGATCACGATCACAAAACAGATAGGTTCAGAGGCTGGCTCTGCCACACCTGTAACAGGGGGCTAGGTTCTTTCCACGACAATATAGAAGTTTTGCAACGAGCAATAGGGTACTTGAACGATGATCGAAGTGAAGATAAGTGATGAAATGCTCCTCAAGGCCCGTAGCAAGGCCACTGAGATGGGTCTGTTGAACAACTCTATCCTGCGGGGCGGCGGCAGTGTTGCGGGCTTCCTCGGCGAACAGGTGGTCCTCAGTGTCCTTGGGGGTTCGTGGCTAAACTCGTACGATTACGACATCGTTTTGGATGATGGTCGTCGGGTAGAGGTAAAGACGAAGCAAACGTCAGCAACGCCCCTGCCTCACTACTCGTGTAGCATCAGCAACTTCAACACGAAGCAAGCATGTGATGTCTACGCCTTCACTCGCATCTTGAAAGACTTTTCTAAAGGCTGGTTCCTCGGATACCTGTCAAAAGAAGAATACTTCGATAAGTCCGTGTTTATGAAAAAGGGTCAGCTTGATCCGGACAACGGCTACGAAGTACGGGCAGACTGCCACAACCTAGCTATCTCGGACCTGCGAACCTATTATGAACAAGCGCAAGAAATACAAGGCCACCCTGTTTAACCTACAGGTGTTCCTAAATGAAAACGGGGACATCGAACTGGAAACCCAGTCCGTTGACCCCGATGTTTTTATTCAGACGATGGAAGCAGGTATGCCTAGCTACGAAGCTACCTACAAGGTTGCCAGCTTGATCAGGTATCTCAAGTCCGTGAACGAAGAGATATTTGAGAAGTCTGGGCGGTACGTTTAAGCCTTCTTCTTCTTCATTTTGCCGCCGTACATCATGCCTATGCCCATGCCACCGGTCATGCCCATCTTGTCTTTGCGATCCATCATTGGGTTCGCGGACATGGTCATGCCGCCAGCTTGCATAGGCTTGCGGACCATCGATCCGTACGCATAGCCCTTTGGCTTATTCATTTTCTTCATCGGTAGTTTCCTCTTCTCCGAGATACATGTTGAAATAATCAGTGAGTGCGGCCTCTTGACCCTTCCGAGCAACCTCTGTCAGGAGAAATTCCTGTACGAGAGTGTCGAAAGTTTTGAGTTCCTTCGGTGTTACTAGCTTCGGGAATCTCAGCATCTTGTCCATGATTGCCGCCGCATCCGGACTTTGCAAGGAAAGAAGGAACGCATCTGCGCCTTTCTTTTGCAACAGACGGATTGTCACTTCCGAAGCGACGTATGTCGGGCTGACCATCTCTCGAGCGATGTTGTAAGCGCGGCTGAGAGCCTCGTTTGCAGACATGCCTTTTACGTTGAGTGCAAGGTTCATGGCTGTGTTAGCCGCCTGTTGCCTCACCAGATAAGTCAAAATGTTTTTGACATTTTCGATGTGTTCAGGTGGCATAACCTTTTCGAGATTACGTAGGACTTGCGGATTTTCTAGTTCGGCAAGCGCACCTATGGTGTTTGCGAACCCATGAATGACAAGGTTCTCTCCGAGCAACCCTTTGAGTTCGTCGGTTGCTGCTCGTCCGACAGGACCGTAGCCACCCCTTTCCATGAGACCTTTGTAGGTTATGTTGTAGATTGCGTTATCGAACAGCTTTTCGAGATCGACACCTTCAAGAGATTTATCGCGCTTCAAGGTTTCCATGAACTGATCACGAAGGAGATCGATGTCTCCGTACGCATCTGCACCGATAAACTCTTCGTAGAATGATCCCGGGTCTTTCAAGTTAGTGAGCGTCTGGAGTGTCTCCATAGCCCTCTTCTGGCCTTTAATCTTGATCTGGGTTTCATCCTTGGTAGCTTTGAGAGTGCGCTTCAAGGAACTAACCGCCCGTTTTCCGGCGTCGTGAAGTCTCCCACCCTCTACGACCATCTCGGCTATGTCTTTTTCGTCCGAAATCATCTTCGTGATGTTAAACACGAGCGACTTGTCATTCTTTCCGTTGAGATCGATGATATCCATGTTGAAGATATCGTTGATACCTTCTAGTTCGTCGATGACGCTTCTCTGGAATGCTATATTACGCGGATCACCTATTCTCTGACCCACGGCAGGTTGTTTCGTCAAGAAATTCCCAGCCCATCCGTCATAGACGATTGCTCCGATAACCTCTTCCATGAGTTCGGCGGCTAGCATACCCTCTTCGGTTCGAAGGTCGATACGCATCCTTCCATCGTCAGCTACAGTACCAAAGAGTTGCGTCATAGCAGCAACTTGATCTTCTAGTTGTCGTACAGCCTTAATTTTCCCGGGACCACCTGCCATTATCTTGGCAACGGTATCCCCCATTTCACCGAGAATATCGATCGGTGTCGCGCCTTTATACATACCAGAGTACGGCCCCGAGTCCGGGGTAACTTTGTCCCCGACTTTCGAACCGAGAAGGCGGTTCATTGGGGTACCGGGACGAAGAGGATCGTTTAGCTGTCGGTAGATTCCCCGGGCCTCGACAAGCTTGTCGTAACCTTCCTTATCACTAGACTCGATAGCCGCGTCGATGATCCTTTCAAATTGCTTGAACTCGCGAGACACAGCCTTGTTGGATGTCTTGTAGCCGTAGTCCCTGAAGGCTCGACGGAAGTCCTCGGCCTCTTCTATATTTGCCCGTGCAAATACGTTCAAGTTGCCGCTCTGATGAAGGATGAGGCCAAACTGAACAGGATCGTTACGCATCAGCAATTCGAGGTCGCCCGGATTTACGCCCTCTTCTACGAGAGAGGTGAACATCTCCGCGAGTTCTTCTTCTGGGAGTTCGTCGAGAGTACGCTGAACCATACGCTCAAACATTTTTCGTGCTTTGCGACCTAAGTATCCAGAGAAAAATGTAGACTGCGGACCGAAGAAGGTGGCCACATCAGAAGCATCTGCAAGCTTCATCATTTCTTCAACTGAGCTGGAAATATCGATATTCGGACGGGGGCCGGATGCCACGAACTCGCGGAAGTCGTTGTACGCAGCATCCATTTCTGCAGATAATTTTCCGTATCGCTGGAACAGCAGGGATTCGACAGCAGTTGAAAGGCTCGAACTGTGCAAGGTCTTGCGATCCCGGATTGTGCGTATAGTGCGGAATTTTTCGAGAAGTGCCTTGTCCGTTTTGATAGCGGCATCCTTGATGCTTTCAAGGCTTGCAACAACTCCGGCAAGTTCCTCGGCAGATTCCGGAGATATGCGACGAGCCAGCAACTCTTTTGCTGCCAAGTAATCCTCGAAGAAGCTTTCATCCATAGGTTCGGAGATGTCTTCCAAGGCACTGTCCATCATTGCATCCAAGTTCTTATTCAACTTGACAAATTCCATGTCCACCATTTCTTCAACGGCCATAAGACTGGATTTTGTTTGCTGGATGAGCTTAGTGACAGCTTCTGTCTGGTTGGGGTCACCAAATTTTGCAACGTGATTTTCGAACCCTTCGATCAGAGCTTGTGCCCGAGCCGCACGACGCTCCATTTCTGAAGCAGCATTGAGCATTGCACCCATGCCGCCCTTCTTTACGCCCTTCATCATGGCATTTTGCGTGGCCATCTGGTACGCAGCGATAGCATCTGGCAGAGTGCTGGCTTCTGCAAAGGATTGCTCTATGAATTTTGCAGCGGTATCGCGGGCCTCTCCCTCTGGGAACATCTTCAAGAGGTCCGCCTGTAAATCCATCTGCGCTTGCAGCCGGTCTAGGAACGCTTCACGTGTTTCGTCGTCCATTCGCTCGACCTGTCGAAACGCGGACTTGATCATTTTACGCTCGTTCCGGTTCATCGGACGACCTTCGCGAGGTTCGAAGTATAGCTTTTCGTAATCTTCTACCGTTGTGTCAGCTTGCACGAGCTTTCGATAGAGTGCGTTGGTAGGGCTGAGAATACCGTCGGGCGTGATCCGCGAAGCGAGGCCCGTTCCGATCCCCACACTTCCTGTGACAGTTTTACTAATAACCTTTTTGCCGAGCGAAGTTACCCCCGTTATCTGAGAAGTTAGTCCGCCAACGACACCTAGAAGTTCAGCGGTCTCTCCGTCCATGCCCATGTATCCGTCGAGGTATTGACGCCCCACGGTTCCGGCAATGGCCAGCGCAGTTTCGTCACCAATGACCTCGGTCAAGTACGGACTCACCTTTTGACGGAAATAGTTACGACGACGCAAGCGACGCAGGTTCATAATTTCAGATTCTAGCCGACGATACTGTAGGCTGCTCTTGCCGTATTCAAGGGCCGCACCTTCAAGGTCTTTTGAGAGTTCTTTTATCCGCAAACCCGCGTCGTCCATCTGCTGTGCAATGGCTTTGTTGTAAAGACCGAGTTCGAGAAGATCGTTGTCAATCTTGAACTTTACGTCTCGCTGCTTGGCGATCCGAGCAACCGCGTCCAAGGGTGTGTCATCCGCGAGCTTCAATTTCTTCCGCAGATCAGTGAGGCGCTGTACCTCGCGAAGTGAGTGAGCATTTTTTGTTCGTGACAAGATGCCGCCGCCAAGCATGTTTTCAGAAAGCATCACACCGAACTGCTCGACAACATTCATCTGACTGAACGACTCTTCGATGACCGCATAGGCTGTCTCGTCGTCCACGAACTCTCGTAGGAACTTCTCCCCCGTCACAGTTGTGTCGTACAGGAAGTCGTCTTTTTGTTCGTCCGTCAGGTTTGGATCGTCTTGGATGCGCTTGCGAATCTGGGCGTTCATGCCCATAGCGGCAGTGGGTGCCGGAAGAACCGTCGAAAGAGTTCGCAGGTAATCTTTGTTGGTTTTCTCACGCTTACTTGCGAGTGCTGTCCATTCGTCGGAAAAGCTGGTTTCGAGACGATTCGCACGGCCCGCTGCTTCTACCGCGCCGTACGCAAGATTCAAACCGTACGCAGGAAGGGTGGGAACAGCGCGGCCCGTCTCGGCAAGGCGGGTTGCAAGATTGTCAAAAAACTCGCCCGTGGAAAAGTCGTCAACAAAATACTGGCGTACCGCAACGTCGATGTCCGGGCGACCCGTGTTGATAAGCGGACGCAGAGTATCGTCGAGAGCCTTGCGACCCTCGGCGTAAGCAGTGGCAGTGTCTTGGAGATCAGGGTCGAGGTAGGATACGTCTACCCTACCCGTGGGTGTAATAAAAGCAATCTCGGGTTCTGTGGGAACTTGCTCTTCTTTTTGTTGCTGTTTGTAAAAAGAGTCTTGTGCAAGCTGTAGCTGGATACGTTTACTGACTGCTGGGGTACGTGCGGCTTTTGCAAGTGCCCTTCCTGAATACGTGACCTTTCCATCAGGAGTTTGAAGCGTGACAGTTTCACCCGCGTCTAGCTTCTCAAGAACCCCCTTGTACGTGAGCTTCTCTTCAGGAGCAGGTGCTACGTCTGCAGAAATCTCAGGTTGCAGGGATTTGAAAGTTACGGGTGGAATAGCGAGTTGCCCGCTAACCTGCGTGGGAACACTTGCTTCGGGCTTGGGTTCCAAAGTGACAGGCGTGATAGAGATGCGAGGGCGTCCGGATTCGTCTGTGGTCACCTTGCCTTCATCTGCAAGTGCCATTTCACCGGCTTCGATCTGCTCTCCAACTGTGCGAGGGGAAGCCGAGGGTACATCACCCAGTGTCTGTACCATAGGCATCAAAACAGGCTTAGATTTTTCTGCCGTCTCGGGGGTGTTTACTCGCTTTTTAGCTGTACGAGGAGAGGCTGGAGGTACGTCGCCCACTGTCCGTATTGTGGGTATCAAGACCGGATTAGTTTCTTCTGCCATCAATTTGTACCCTGTCCACCAGTGTTGTCAGTGCCCATATACGTAGCCGTCATATCCGTACCATCAGCGTTAACAATATCAGGCCCGCTGCCACCAATTCGTGCAAACATTCCTGTTTCGTTACCATCTTCGTCAGTTAGTGCGATATAATTTTCCATGTTCACTTCTGAGGTCGGCGACGCCTTTGCGGCAGCAGCAGCGGCGGGGGCTTGTCTCGGCTGATACGTGTCAGTGCTGAAACCAACGAACGTGGTTTCCAACATACGATCAGCACGGATTGCCCGAGCAGTGACCGCATCAATCTTTTGACCCACAGAAGCTGCTGTAGCTATAACAGCGTTACGACGAATGTTTCCATTGAACTCGGTCAAAAGAAGATTCAACTGCCTCTTCACGGACTCAGCGTCACCGAGCAACGCACCGCCTAGACGACGA